GATACTAAAACTCCTGCTGAGTGATGCCTCTAAACCTGTCACGGCGACTGTTGCTCCTGTCGTGCCTCGCAAGTTGCGTGATGCTTTTGAGCAGCGGGTGCTTGACAAGCTCAAAAAGAGTAGTATTCATTGAACCCACCGACACGCTCGTCCGTATAGGGCCGGGAGTAAAGGGAAAGGTGTATTACTACACCGGAGAGGGCTGGGAACTCTCTCATAATAAGGTCGAGATACCTGAAGGATGGGTGGCTGGGCCGATGAATTTGCCCGAAGGGGATGCTGAATAGCCCGTTACGACGGACAACTTGGATGCAATCTGAAGGGATTGTGAGTAGACCAAAGTGAGTGCTTTGGTCGTTTAGTTGTTAACGTATAAAAGAAAGGTATATTTAGATGGCAAATCTATTTACAAATCAAACTGCCTCGGTGGCTGGTGACGGTCGCGTAGGTAATAAACTATGGGGCGATGACTCTACGGAACTCTTTTTAAAGAAATTCGCTGGAGAAGTCATGACGGTGTTCGATGAAAAGAACATCATGAAACCCCTTCATACCATTAGAACTATTTCTAAAGGTAAATCGGCGCAGTTCCCTGTAATCGGAACAGCGGCTGCTGGTTACTACACTCCCGGTTCTTCTATTTTAGACCCGTCAGATAATGCAGTAACCACAGGTGGTGCTACAGGTACAGCTGGTCTTAATCAGTTTAAGCAAACTGAAGTGTTGTTACACATCGACAAACTGTTGATGGCGTCAACCTTCATAGCTTCTATTGATGAGCTAGTCAGTCACTTTGACGTCCGCGCCCCTTACACTCACCAGTTGGGTGAAGCTCTGGCCAATCAGTTCGATAAGAACGTGTTGACTGTAGCTGTTAAAACAGGTGCTAAGACAGGTACTGACGGTACTGATGCTGCTGGCCTTGTTCCTTCTGATGAATGGATTAGTGGGCAAACCAAGAAGGGTTCTGTTGTTTATTCACAGGTAGCTAACGACGGTACTAATGTCGCTGCACCTGCTGATGGAGTCAACACCGCACACGCAAGTCCTAATCAACCTGCCATTGGCCAAGCTGCTACTGGTAATGTAGGGAAACTACGTGGCACGCCTACAGCTTCTTACATTCGTCGCGCTCTCTTTGAGTCTGCACGTTTGTTAGACGAGAAGGATGTCCCACAGAGTGACCGCTACGCTATCGTAACTCCTGCCATGTATTATGAGATGGTAAACAACAGTTCTGGAACAGACGTTGTTAGCTCATCCATGATCAACAAGGATGTTGGAGGTGAAGGTTCACTTGCTGCTGGCACTATTGTACGTGTTGCTGGAATCACGTTGCTAACAAGCAATCACCTTCCAAGCACAAACCTAACAAGTACTGCTAATAAGTGGTCAGGGGCTGCAGGCAATGATTACACAATCGATTGTACTGACTTGGCTGGAATCGTCTTCCAGAAGGGTGGCTTCGGTACTCTGAAATTGCAGGACTTGACGATGGAGTCTGAGTACGTCATTGAGCGTCAAGGTAACTTGTTTGTTGCCAAATACAGCATGGGTCACGGAGCTTTGCGTCCTGAGTCTGTTGTTGTTTGGTCTGACGGTCGCCAAGATCAGTAATAATCACGGGGAGCCTCCTGCCATTGGGCAAGTCCATCGTATGGACGCAGGGGGTTCCCCTTTTTTTTTAAAATGTTATGGCTTACGGTGCATTTACAGGAAAGTTAGAGGCGGTCAACCAGATGTTGTCCACCATTGGGCAATCACGTATCAGTCAGCTGGCAACTGCTGGCGAAGCTAACGATGCTCAAAAAATACTGGAGGAAATAGACAAAGCCATTCAGTCAGAAGGCTGGCACTTTAATATATTTTATGATGTCGAATTGGCTACAGGATCAGAGACCATTACTTGTGCTGTCACCAATACGACTACGGTAACCACAAAGAATGGGAATACGGATACTGCTCACTATCTTTCTAAAGGAGAAACAGTAACCATAGGCGATACCAACTATACTGTCGCGTCTGTAACTAATGCCAACTCCTTTGTCGCCAGCGCAGCCCCTACAGGAACAACAATGGGGTACACCAAGCGTATAGGCACTCCAGCAACAGCGTTAAATTTAGATTTTTCTTCATATCGTTATAGCGAACTAGACCCTGTAGTAAGAGGCAGGTTCATTTATGATAAAAACAATGCTACTTACGAGTACAACGAAGATTTAAAAGCAATCATTACTTATCAAATTCCTTTTGAGCAGGACTCTACAGGAGGAGAGGCTCTCCCTGAATATGCTCGCAGGTACATCACCATGAAGGCTGCACGTGTGTTTGCACAACGACACGTAGGCGATCCTCAGTTGGTGCAGATGGCCGCACAAGAAGAACGCGAGGCACACGCCCAGTTTATTCAAGCTGATTCAGAAAACGCAGAGACCAACGTGTTCAATGCTTCTCTGCCCTACTATACAGTTACAAGAGGGCAAACAGTACAAGCACCTACTATATCTAATCTTTATAAAGTCTGATGCCTTTAGTTAAGAATGCAGCTTCAAGTCTTTCGCAAGGGGTTAGCCAGCAGGCTGAGTCACAACGGTATCCTTCACAGGCTACTGAACAGATCAACGCTTATTCTTCTCCAATTAAAGGGTTAGTCAAACGTCCTCCTACCAAGTTCATAAGTACCATAGGTGCTTCAGAGGCTGACGCTGACAAAGATAAAACTTTTATACACACCATCAATCGCGATGGTAATGAAAAGTACGCAGTAGTCATCAACGCTCAAGCTAGTTCTACAGTAACTAACTTCAACACAAGCACTAATCAGATTACTGCTTCAGGCATTGCTGATGATGACATAGTCACGTTCTTCCCTAAGACCACAGGCGCACGTCCTCCTGCAGGGATTCGCACGAATGAACAGTATTATGCTTTAAGTGCTTCACCTACCTTTAAAATATCAAAAACTAAAAATGGTACTGAAGTCTCTTTAGGTGAATCAGCAATTTCAAAGATAGCAATTGAGTCTGTTTACGAACCCACGACAGAACAATGGATCGATGGTGTTTTTACAATTACATTTCCTTCAGGTCACAACTTTCAAGAAGGAGACACAGTTCAATTAAAAGGGTTAACAGGTGACGCTCGTTTAATTTTCTTTGAGGATAGGCAGTACACTTTACGTAAGCCACCTCAAGACATGGGGTACTACACCGTAAACACTAGCGGTGCGTCTACGTTAAAACCTTGCCCTGCTGACAAGTTTTATCTAGGCGACCCTGATGCAGGCTCTTCCACATTAAGTAACAACTTTGGTTACGCTGTAGATGAAGCATACAAAGATGCTCCTGCAAATACACAAGCCCAGCACTTCCGTGCGTGGAATCAACTAGGAGACGGGACATCAGGAAGCAACCCTCATTTCACCTGTTGGTCTAGCTACGTTGACGGTAACGGAGCTACCCAACGCATACGTGCTGTCGGAGCTACAGGAGATAATTTAGTAAACGAGCTTGTACTCAATAAAACTGATAATAGTGATTTTAACAGCGGCACGTTAAGTGGTTGGGCTGGCCTTTTAAACAACCCATCTACTGCATTTGAAGCAGGTGACTTGATAAAGTTGGGCAGTATAAAAAATACTGAAAAACAAATACGAGCAACAATAGCTTCTATTGATCAGACAGGTGTAGATCATCAAGGGAATACAGGGTGTACTAAAATAACACTCACCAACCACGTTAAGATGAAGCAGCTGTTTGATGATTTAAATGCAGCTACAGCTATAGGAGACAATTTAGCAGGAGACGAGCAAACTTGGGTTCAAGGGTTTTGGGTATACCTGTCTTATTGGGGTGACATAACAACATCTTCTCTTGCTGTTTCTAACCCAAGGCAGCTGCTGTCTGGTGATTACAACAATGCTAAATGTGGTTCCAACGCTGAAATCGGTGAGATCGAAGTACGTAAAGGGAGCGGGGTTGCTGGTATAGGCGTGTATGACATAAACACAGGCGTCCAGCAGACAGTCAATGTTGAACAAGGATTAGATTACCTGACTTCAGTAGCTGACCCACGACAAGATTTAACCGCAGTAACCATAGCTGACTACACCTTCTTAGTTAATAAAACTAAAACTGTTAAAAGCATCAACAAGCCTAAGTACTCAAAAAAGTATGAAGCTTTCATTGAAGCTAGAAGGGCTGACTACGGAAGACTATATCAAATACTAATAGGCGATGAGCTAAACGCTGCTGACGTAACTGCTGCAGGCACGGACAAAGCACACATAGAATTTCATGCGTTAAACGCTGACGGAGTAAAGCAGGACAACGTCTTCCGTCTTAGTGCTAAAACTAAAGAAGATAAATACGTAGGCTGGAGAGTACGCCTTCTTCAGAATTGGGAGTTTGACGGATTCCCACGCGAACGAGAGTTAAGACACAACAACACTCCAGCGTGGACTGATCTGTTTCCTCCTAAAGGTTACAGGTCTGAAGCCGCCCAAGGTAAAGTGGGTATTGATTACGATGGGCTTAACAAAGTAATAAACATTTGGGTTAACTTTTCGTGGGCTGACAATCAGCACGTAAGAGATGGAGTAACTACTTTAGGTAATTTAAAAGATGCTATTGAGGGCCACTCGTTGATGAGCCAAGAGTGGGAAGTGTTGAGTGGAAATGGGGATGCACTAACTACTGATGAAAAAGCCTACACCTTTCATTCAGTCTATCTGTCTAAAGCCCGTGGACAATCTGTTGATTACGAAAGAGACACAGGACATGGTGACGGTCGTGACTCTGATACAGACACATGGGTTGAACAAATCGGTACTGATGAACACATTGGAAGCAAGAGTGGAGGAAGACCGGGAACAGCCCATTCTGATTACCTAGTGGCAGGCTATTGGTCTCCTTCAGCACAATCTGAAAACACACAGCGTGTTAATCGCACTAACACCGCAGGGGCAAGCGCAGTCACACCTAAAGCAACAAGCGCACACGGTGATAAAAAATTAGTAAACGGTGAGTTCTACTACCAGACTCCAAAGTGGACAGGGGATAAAAAACAACGAGCCATAGGCACAATACGAATTGCAGAAGTGTTAGCGTCCAACCTTGATAAACCTTTAGTTAATGATTCCGGTTGGAAAGGGCAGGACATGAATGGAGGTCAAAGAGCCGATGGTGTTACTATGGGTTCTCCTGCGTATGCAGATACTGACAGCGCAAAAGATGCAATGGAAAACTGCTTGGGGCTGACTTCTAATGCTGGTGGTGCAGGTGCAAATGTAATAATCCAACGAATATCTGCAGCCTCCCGATTAAATGACGAAACTTCTAACTGGAGAGTGCAGCAAGAAGGCTCTGTAATAGCCATTCAGAATCCCGGCGGGAGTCAGTTTAGGATTAAAGTTGCAGATGATATAGGTGGTGACGGTCTCAAGCTAACTTACTTTGAAGCTGACGAGTCTATTGATCTTCCTAGTGCCTGCAGACATAACCATGTTGTAAAAATTGTAGGCAATGCTAGAGAAGAAGCTGATGATTATTACCTACGATTTGTTGGTGATGATCCTGATGATGACAGCATTCAGCAGGGACGTTGGATTGAGTCCATAGGCTACGAACAGAACTACGCTTTTGACGCCAGCACCATGCCTGTCGCTTTAGTTCGCGAAGCTGACAACACATTCACTCTCAAGCAGGTTGATTGGGGTGAGCGTCAGGCTGGTGATGACAACTCAAATCCTTTCCCTAGTTTCACTAATGCTACTATAAGCGATATATTCCTGTTTAGAAACAGGTTGGGTTTCTTGTCAGGTGAGAACGTCGCTTTTAGTGAGGCTGGGGAATACTTTAATTTCTTCAGAACTACTACAGCTGCTCTACTCGATACAGCCCCTGTTGATGTTCAAGCAAGTACCAACAAAGTCAGCAACTTAAAAAGTGCTATTCCGTTTGATGAAAGGCTGGTGCTGTTTAGTGAGCAAACCCAGTTCACCTTAAACGCAAATCCATTTCTGTCTAACAAGACTGTTCAACTACTGCCGTCTAATGAGATCAACTCGACGCCAACTTGTAAGCCAGTTGCATTAGGTAACAGTATTTTCTTTGCGTTTGACCGAGGGAGCTACGGTGGAGTTGCTGAGTTATCAACGTCTAGAGAAGATGCTGATTTAATTGATGTAGGTGATGTCACTTCTCATATCCCTAAATACATTTTGGGTTCTGTTAAAAGGCTGGCAGTAGCAAACAACGAAGAAGTACTCTGCGCTCTTTCAGAAACAGAAGATGCAACGCTGTATGTCTACAAATTCTTTAAGAATTCAGAAGGACAGAAGGTGCAACTCGCTTGGTTCAAGTATGTGTTTGGGTCTTCAGGTGACTTCATTCATGACATTAGTTTCATAGGCAGCACACTCTACCTAATCATACGTCGCGGTGGTGTAGTGAACATAGAGAGCCTGCGCTTTGAAGATGATATTAAAGATGCCGCGATGGACTACCAAGTCTTACTGGACTACCGTGTAGATAAATCAGCATGTACTGTCAACGGCACTACTTCCATTACAATGCCTACTGGGTACGTGGTTTCTGCAGCTACTAGGTTAGTGACTGATAAAGGAGTCCAGTACTCCAGTTCAACAACAGGAGCAACCTTTACACCACAGACCATATCAAATTCTCCTTCTGATGTTAATGTGCCTACAGATAATTTCTTTATCGGTGTTCCATACACAATGGAGTACACGTTTAGTCAGCCGTTTTTAAAGAGTGATAAAGTTACTGAAAGCAGTAGATACCAACTGCAACGTGCTTTTCTTGAGTATGCCAACTCAAGGTCATTCACAGTTGACGTCATTCACAATCCTAAAATGGATTCTCCTAATAAAAACACAGTCACTAACACCTTTGCAAACGATGCTTTACACACGCTTTTAACCGGAACCTCTGAACTACAAGAAGGATTTTTTAAGTTTGGAATACAGGAACGAAACGACAGGGTTCAGCTGGTGCTTAAAAACGACACGCCATACCCATCAGATTTTCTAAGCATAGACTATGAAGCTAGGACGTTTTCAAGAGGAAGTAGATGGAGAGGTTAGATGGAATTTAGGGAGACTATATGTTAGACCTTCACAAACAAAAGATGCCTATAAAGTCGGACTTAACTTGCGACAAGCTGACAGAGACGAAGTCGCTGCCCAAACAGTCGAGTCTCCTATACGAGTACTTGTCGATGGAATCACCGAATCACGCCCTTGTTACACCATCGAGACTAGAGGAGGATCAGCTTGCGGAATCTTTGGTACACGTGACTCTGGCTATCCCGATTGCGGTGTGGTCTGGATGCTCGGAACTGACGATATCACTACCAACTCAAGAACTTTCCTCAGATACTCAAGAGGATGGATAAATGAACTACACAAAAAATACAGATTACTTTACAACGTCATTGACGCTCGCAATAAAATCCATATTGAATGGCTGTCGTGGATGGGGTTTGAGTTTATCAAAACAATACCGCAATACGGAATAGAACGCAGAAAGTTTTTACTGTTTAATCGCTATGTTTGAAATAGATGTTATCCCTATGTTGGGCTGTTTACCTGCAGCTGCCCTTGCAGCCACGTCAGTAGCGATGTCAGCAGGGTCTTCGGTGCTAAAGTACAGAAGTGCCAAGGCGTCAGCCAAAGCCACAGGAGAACAGCAGGTACGTGTTGGTGACCAGATCATTGCTCAAGGGGCGCAGAATGTAAGCGATATACAGGCTAGGAAACAGAATACAGAAGAAGCTACTGCTAGGACAAAAGAAGAGATTGCACGTAAATCAATGGTAGCTGCATCAACTTCAGCTTTAAGTGCAATGGAGAACGGAGCAGGAGGCAGGGCATTTGAAGTCATGACTAATGAATTCCTGCAGCGTAATGCAGAACTATGGGCAGCTACAGACACTCAACTAGATACTGCTTCTAAACGGCTGGATCGAGAAATCAGCATGATGGACGCCCACACTAGGGCAAAGTTAACGTCTAATTTTAGACCAATCAATCAACCTTCAGCTGGTGCAGCCGTGTTAGAATTTGGCGGGGAAGCCATTAAAACCTATGGTATGTATAAAGGCGGGGCATTTGGGGAACCGAAATAATGGCAGCAAAACGAAGAAGAATTACAGTAGATGTAAATGAGCTAGGCACTCCTGACAACAGGGCTGCTGGAGGTACTCCACGTTACAACATCATAGGTGATGCAGGCACACCCATTGGGCCTAGCCCTGTCGCCCAGTTGGCATCTGCTCTAGGCTCTGTAAATAAAAACCTTCAAGTGTTTGGCCAATGGAACGCCAAGGCTGCAGAAGAAAAAGCAGCTTCATTGATACCAGACCTGCAGAACTACATAACAGAGTCTGCTGCAGATATACATAAATTTACCCAGAAACATAAAATAGACCCTTTAAAAAATCCTCTTGTTCGCTCTGCTGCTTACAATCTAATAGGAGAACGTACAGGGAAAAAAGATGTTCAAGGGATTGTAAACAGTTCTGAATTTGAAACGTACGCTCAAGAACACATTGATGAAGAAGGTGACTTCAGACAGACGCTTCGCAACTATGTCCTAGCTAATCTTCCTAACAGGGATAAAAACGAATTAACTACTTCTAAATTCTGGAAGAAAGGGTACGACCCAGCAGTTGAAGCAGAATTAGATAAGTCTTTAGTAGGTCACCTGCAGCGACAGCAGGATCGAGAACTTGAACAAATCAGAGAAACAAACATAGTTAAAGCTCAAGATACTTTAAGAGATGCTATTGTGTCAGGAGATGCTGCTGACTTTAAGACTTTGATGTCGGTTATGTCTAAATTCTACCCAACTGATATTCGTAAAGGAATCAGGTTTAACGGGGAGATGCTGTCTAAAGTAGTCAGACCTGTTTTTGAAACAGCTTTAGAAGACCCTGACATAAACATTGATGATCTAGAAAGCATGTTTGAAAAGGTCATCAACATGCGACGGGCTACTGAAAAAGGAAGCACAGTCATGTGGGGCGGTGGAGCCGAAGTCCTTAAATCATGGTTCGCTAAAGCTTACGACGCTGAAACAACTCAAGCATCTAGGTCTCACCGAAAAGACCAAGCAGTTAAAAAGGAACTAAAGGAGCAGATGACTAACTTCGGTTACGCTTTCCCTCAATTCCTTGAAGACAACCCTGACTTTGTTTCTATGGGGATCAGCAGCATGTCAGATATCTCAGTAGATAACTTTGATAAAATTGTTAAACGAATTGTAAGTTCAGGCTTCATTAAGTTTGATGACGAAAAATATGAAAGGCTGATGCGGGGTGGTAAGGCAGCGTTGATTGCTAATCTAAGAAAAGAATTCACAGACCGTCACGCTGTAGCCATTACAAATGAAGCAAAGGTAGAAGAGCATGAACTGGCTCTTAAAAAGAAACTCATAAAAGATCACCCTGAGTGGAAAGAAGTACTGGAGAAACTGGACGTAAAACAATTACTCAAGGACGGAACCTACAACAATTTTGACGGTTGGTATCCAGAGCTACTGGCTAACTTCGACAAGACTCTAGTGTCTTGTGAAACAAAACTGCCAGAAATAGTTGTCGGTTCGTTGTTCAAAGAAATGGTCAGGGAACATACTGATCAAGCTGCAGCAAGTGCTGCTCAAAATTTAATAGCACACTACAGCGCAGAACGTGAAAAGAAGATCAAGTCGCCTGAAGAAATACAGGAACTTAAAAATGTAATAGCATCTACGTTTACTGACGATGGTGACACAAGAGATCAATTCACAAGAATTCTAAACGATTTAGAAGCAGATACTAATCTGGCTCCTTTCAAGAAACAAATTAAGTTTCATGAGGTAGCAACTCGTCTAGGTGCGCTCCAAGATGTTGATAAAGAAGAAACGTCTGACCTGTCAAGAATGCTGTCTTATTACCGCAGAAACCTTTCAACGGTAGAGAACCAAGCTTACAGAGATGGTGAAGACGTAGAATTAGCAGGCTTACATAAAGGAGCAGCTACTGCAGTTATCGCCCAAATGGAAACAGCGTTTGACGAAGCAACTGCATCTACCCTGAGAGAGTGGGCCAATAACACAGTTGACCTAGAAGAAAACTTTAACCCCGTCACAATAAGAAATGAAATCATAGAAAAAATGAAGGGGCAGGTGAAGGATTTCGAGAGAGCTTATCGAGCTATAGTCCACAAGGAAGAGGCTGATGAACAAGGAAACAGAACCGCTGCAGCTACCGGAGTGCCTCATCTTAGTAAAGATGTTGTTTCGTTAGACCAAACTTACAATGCTAACATGGAGCAGTTCCAAGATTTTGGCGCAGACCAGAGTCTCACCTACTCTCAACTAAGAGGTAACGATAAGATAGGAGTAGGCAATGAAGAGACTACTGCTGTAGCGTCCTTCTTTGCAGATACTGACCAAGACGTAGGTGACACACGTTACGGGAGACTTGATCAAATTACTGAACAAGCTGCAGCGTTAACCAACAACCTGCAGGAGCATCTAAGTGGCCTCTACATTGAAAAGAAAAATGATCAAGCAAAACAACTAAATGATCCAAATACAGACAGAGCGTCTGCAATCCAAAAGAAGATCAATGATGCTGAGTCACAGTTGGTAGCCCATTACGTTCGTTATGAAGGCGTGAACTGGGAAGACATCTCTGATAAAACAGCCAGCATTAAATGGGTTTCATCAGCAGGTGAAGAACACGAAATACCTATTGGGATGAAAGACATAGGCTTCAGCTATGCTGTCTTACACCCAAGCTGGGAGAGCCTTGATGAAATCGAAGATCACTACGATACTTACGAACGTACGATCTTCAGAGATCGTGCTAAAGCAGAAGGTAAAGAAACCTACACTCTCGGTGGTAGGACTTACAATGTATCTGATAAAATTGAAGAACTGACTGACGATCAAATAGAACGTGTAAGGAAGTATACTGGATTTACCAAGACAGCCACAGGCATTGACATAACGCTTTCAAATCAGAACTTGCTTAACCCTCAACTTCTGGGGGCAATGCAGAAAGCACATTTATCATGGGCCAAAAAACAACGTGAGCAGATGGTAGCTACTGACCCTGATAAAATGCCTCAAGGTCTTAACCAAGCAATCAAACGACAAGCTCTCAAAAATTTCTACAAAACAAAGCGGTGGAAAGGGCGTGAGTATACTGACCGAGACGTCGAGCGGGTTAAAGCAGCAGCAGAATATAATGAGTTCATTAGTAGTAGTGATTTCTCTCTTGAGAAAGGGGTAAGTCTTCCTGAATTTTTGAAGCTTTATAGCGGCCTCACAAGCGGTCACATGTGGACATCAATGCACCATCTTCGTGGTGGCGGTGCGCGTGGGTCGCATGGAAGTAGTTGGGAAAGTGAACCTGTACCTGACAAAGAGTTAACCAAGAAACAGAAAGACATTATAGCGCAGGAAGCTGCAGTCGCAGCAATGGGCTACAGGAATCCTACTGGATCAGCACCTGATGGCACACGTACTGGAATAAATAGAAAAGCACCATACAAGGGACACCCTTACAACGTGATGCGTCCTAAATACATGGCTGAGTTTAAGCGCATTAGAAATCTGTTGGAAAAAGCAGGAGACACACGTGACCCTGAATTAGCTAAAGTGTTTAAAACACTATATGATTCACAAGACCATGACAGGGACTACATGTTTGAACCTGCTGGGGTTAGTCCTCTGGACTTGTTCCCTTCAGTCACATTACCAACTGCTGGCTGGATTGGCCCAGCAGCTAAAACTACAGCAGGCGCGATACTGAAAGGAGCAGCTGCCAGCGGACAAGGTCTTTACGCTTCACAAATTGGTTCTGAGTTTTTCAGAGGAGGAAGCTTTTTCAACACACCACTTAAAGGTGCTAAAAAATATGTAGAAGAAGAGACAGGAGCAGGCAGTTTGCTGAACCCGTTTGACATGGAATTACTACCACTACCACATAAATAACAATGCCAATAGGAGAAGGAGATTTATACAGTAAAGAGCGCACGGAGGCTGAGAACCTCTACAAACAATCGCAACAACTGAAGATGCGGTACATCGCAGGTGACGCTGATTTCCAAAAAGCGCAGCGCAACCAAGAGGGCTGGTTTAAGCAGAAAGCCATGTCAGCACTTCATGGTGGACAAGAAGGTCTAAACGCAATGGCCAACCTGCCTACTGATCTGTTAGGTAAAAACAAGTGGGCCGATATTGATTACGTCAAGCCGAGGGAAGGGACAGCCAATGAGATGGTTTCAGTTGCCGCACAGTATGTGTCAGGTCTCCTGCCTGCCATGAAAATAGTTAAGCGCGTCTCTAAACCTAAAGCCCCTCAAGCACCTACAGCTGGAACTAGGAAAAGTAAAAAAGAGCAGTACATAGCCGCAGCTAAATCAGGAGCAGGTACAGCAGCTGTTGCAGACTTTATTGCTTTTGACGGTCACGAAAGTTTAGTCATGAACCTTCTGGATATGAATCCAGAGTTACAGGATGCTTACGCTGAGATTACAGGAAAAGACAACTGGCATGAAATGTCTTCTGATGAACTTGCGGAGCTTACTCAAGGCTTAGGCAGCTTTGATGCAGATCGTATGCTCAAAAACTGGGGAGGCAGGGGAGCTAATGTTTTAGAAGGAGCTATTGTTGGTTCTTTTCTCAGCGTTTTCTGGAAGGCCGCTAAGTTAAAATGGTTTAACGGTGACGAAATGACTGACCTC